CACCCCTAGAAAGGTGCCCCGTCCTTCGTTACGATCACACCGAAAGGATAAGCATGTTACCAAAACTACTGTCCCTATTGGGAGCTTTGCTCTCCATAGGACAACTAGCTATGGACACATACGTTCAGGTACGCAAGATCTTTCCGTCTCGTAAGAGACAGAAACTTACCGTCGTAGAAATACGACGGCTTGAGGAACTAAGGCTGCTCTATCCGCGATTTCTCAATCGCGATGAGCAGGATGAGTTCCTAGATCTTGAGAATCGACTCTTCTATTCGCAAGAATAGACGCCGACCGACCTCGTAAGAGGTCGTACTTGTATCTTCTCGTTGGTTCTCGATCGTGAGATCGAGGATCGTATCGTTAATGGGAAAGGTAACTCTATGTCGCGAACGCGCTCGAGAACGTTTACACATCCTCTGGACGGACTGCGAAAGCAGACCATCACAAGAACGTATGAAGATGGGTCACCGCCTTACAGCGTTGACAACACCGCCATGCATTTTCTTAGTGTAACTGAGAAATCAGAGTCCATGACTGATGTAATCGCCATGAGACCGCAAGTCCGTGTCGACCCTAAAACCCTAAAATGGCGTCGGATTCGATATCCTAGCTCGAAATATGATATTCCGGGCAACGCCTCACGCTTATTTGGAAAGAATAGGTTGTTTAGACCTGTTCAACCTTGTACGCATGTGAAAACGCAGATTGATGTCAAAGACTTCAATCGCGAATTCTATGTTAGGACTGGGTACGATGCGGGCTCGTTCTTCTACGAGACTGCTAGAACCTACGCTAACCCGTACCTGTTTGCTAGTGACTGCATAGCTGGTGTATCAAACGCTGCCTCCCTCTTCGGAGGGGGATCAGATGTACACTACTCCGCTGATGCATATCGCCAGATAGACTGGTTCGCACTGACCGATTCGTTCCAGAATTCTCTGGAATCCTTCACAAAGGCAAAATTCCTTGCTGGAGAGGCAATGTATGAGTCTGCTATCTTTGTAGATGCATTCAAAATACTTGTCAATCCGACTCGGGCTTTGCCTATACTTATGAAGAATATTCGTAAGCATACTTCTCCATCAGTGATGAAGAAGTACCGAAGGATGAATCTTGGCCAGTTTGCTAGGTCATGTAAGGGACTAACGGGATCTGCGGTCAATGCTCATTTGAGCTATGACTTTGCAGTTAAACCCGCTATTGATGACGTGAAGGCTACACTCGATGCTCACCATTTTGTGAGTCAAAGAATGAAATACCTGCGTCAGCATAGTGGATCCTATGTCCCGATCAGAGTTCGGTCAAAAGTTGACTCCGGTTTCGATAATACGTTCCCTACGCCCCCTAATCCGGGGCAAAACTCCAAGCTCTATCAACAGATGGCGTACAAGTACGCCGTTGGTTGTATAGGTGCTTGGGCACGCGTTAGGGAAGACCTTGATTGGGAAAGCTCCTGGTCTGCTTATTTGCAGTACTTCGGAGTAGATAGGCTTGTAGGCCTAGCTTGGGAATTAATCCCTTTCTCTTTCGTCATAGATTGGGTTACAGACGCACAAGAATTCATTAATACGAATACTCGACTGCGTACTGGCGGCCCTTTCTGTGGAATCCGTTCTATATGCGCATCACTGAAGGAAGAGTCCAAAGTAAACTTGATGTTTACTCCGGGCTACATCCAAGGTGTTGGGCCTATTTTGAATCCGGAAGGTCCTACACGACTTGGTTCTCAAATCAAGTCGTCATACTATCGTTACACCAATATTCCCACGACCTCAGGTTTAGTTGACTTTTCTAACCTGGGATCCTTCCAGTATACAAAGCTTGCGGAATTAGTTTTCCAATTCTTTGTAAAATAGTCCGGAAGTAGGGCCGTCCCCTATAATAATCCCGTTTCCAATTAAAAATCGGAAACAGAATTAGGAGTTTCCATGCCCAGTATCATTCTCACCAAAGCCGACGGCACCACTGATGTGACCTACAGCCTTCAGCAGGCCAACGGAGCACAGAATGTGTATCAGAATACCAGCGCCGGGCTCGTAGAGCCCGAAACGTTGCGTGTTCAGCACTTCTTGCGTCCCGCGGGCGCCAAAGGTTCGGATCGACATCAGATTGTCCTCACAAAGGCAATCGTGGAGGACACGACGAATCAGTATTTGCAACTGAGCGCGTCCCTCCAGTTTTCGGTCCCTCGTAGTACGGAAGTTACGCTTGCCATGTTGAAAGACATGGTAGCGCAGCTGACGTCCTACATCAATCGTTCGGCGAACATTACGTCCTTTTTCAATGGAGCTACCCCGGAAGGGGACTTCAATGTCACGGGCCCGTTCAACCCTACCATAGCTTAACGCTATAGTTTCGGTTGTTTGTGTACGAGTGTACACAAGTGTTCGACGTCTGAGAGATGTCGGATCATCTTGGTGGTTGAGGATGTACTGGCACGGAACTTGGAGGAAACCCCTTAATGGGAGACCTTAAATCGTTCCAAGCGCGATATATCGCACTCCATCAATCGATAATCGATGATGGGATGAGACATAAAGTACCTTTCCACGTGAAAGATCTTCAGACTGTACTTGAAAGGATACAGAATGAAGGCTCTAGCTTTGCTCAGGTGACCCTGCCCCTATTGGGTAAGGCCCTGGATCAGGGATTAGTGAGTGGTCGGTGTAAACCGATTCCTAACTTTCGCCTGAAAAGGAACACATGTCTTCCGACCTTATGTTATGCGGTTTTCCGCACAATATTCGATGACGAAGGCATCCTTTTGTCTGATCCTCATATTGCTTCCATATACTTTCTACGCCAGTTTCTTCTTCTGGATTCAAAGCTCATTTATGAGCCTACTCCAGAAATGAAGAAGTTCGCAGTCCAGGGTTTTGAAGATCGACAGGCTGCGCTCCGCAAGGTGCGCATTCTGAAAGATCACCCTGTACTCATAAGGGCCAAATGGCTCTTAGGTAGAGTTCTTAAAGGTCTTGACCTAAGTAACATCGAGCCTGGACATGGTCCAGGCATTGTTGCTGACGGTTGGGACCGTTTTGAACGCTGGGATTTTACTTCTTGGCCCGCAAGGGCTGAAAGGTATTATCCCTTCGGCGTATATGGAGCTCACACCTTTGCTATGGCTGCGAGAAACGGGGTTGGTATACCTCTCATTAAGAGAATGACTACCAAGTGCTGTCTCGTCCCCAAAGATTTCAAAGGTCCAAGGTTAATCTCTGCAGAGGGTACTGTAAATCAGTACCTTCAACAGGGTCAAATGAAGTCGTTAATGCAATATATTGATCGTCATCCGATCCTTAGCCGCTCAATTCAATTAAGGGATCAAACCCTTAATCAAAGGAAAGCAGCAACGGCGTATGACGCAGATCTGGTCACATTGGATCTCTCCAATGCGTCAGATACTGTATCAGTGCCATTAGTTTGGTATCTCCTTTCGGACGTACCGTTACTAAGGCGACAACTGATGTCAACTCGAAGCGAATTTATGCATTACTCAGCTGTGAAGCCGAGCGATGATAAGTATGTTCGCCTCGTTGCATTTGCTCCTATGGGTTCAGCTACTTGCTTCCCAGTGGAGACACTAGTATTTTGGGCCATAACTATGGCCTCGTTGATGCTAGTACGACCGAGATACGAACGTAGACCTCGTTTACGCTCTATTGAGCATGAATTTGGTCCGTGTTCATCAACCTTGAGTGAGTTATCATCGGAGATATGTGTCTTTGGGGACGATATTATCGCCCCTAGAGACTGTCTCTCCACCTTAATTTCCACTCTTACCTCCGTTGGTTGTCAAGTAAACGCGTCAAAGACGTGCTACGAGACGCCCTTCAGGGAGTCTTGTGGAAGTGAATGGTTTAAGAACATTGATGTCACGATAATACGTAACAAAGGATATTCTTATGATGATAGCAAATGTATCGGAGATTACCCAGTCCTGCTTAGCTTACAAAGGAAATTCTTCCTACGTGGCCTATACAGTACTGCTGAACTTCTGCGCCAATGGGCTAGAGAAATCTACCCCGTTGTCACAGTATCCATCGATCTCTTTCGCTCAAGTGACTCGGGAAAACGTTCGACTGCAAGATCTGCTGTCGGGTGCGGTCCAGAGAAACTTATTGAGAAAGGTCGCAACTTGGGACGATCTGTTAGATTATCAGTGGATGCGTCATGCTTTCAGGCAGACGCCGAAACCGATTTCTTTGATCGGAACCGAATTACGATTGATAGTTACGTTGCGGCGGTCGGGTGGTACAATGAATGTGAAAATTCATTGCCCGTCCGATTCCACAAAGACTATCAGAGAATGGAGTTCAGATGTCCTAGAGAGTTTCAAGTCTCTAAGACATGGTCGACAGACGGTTATCCGCGCCTAATAGCTCGAATATCCTCTGACAAGACTGAACGGATTGCCTTCCGTGACCGCAAGGTCAAGATGGCATGGTCATTCTTACCGTTTTATCAACCTCTTTCAAGGGTTCTAAAATAGTTTGAATGTGGGTGGACTGGTTCTACAGCTACCGCTCTTTTGCTATTTCCTCTTTAAGAGAAATTAGCATGAGGGGGCGTGGGCGCAAGCCTACGG